TGACGTTCGAGTTATTTTTGAATTACCTGACGGCGCGCCTCCCTACAATCCTCCTGAAGATATGATCGATAATACAGGAGGTCTGTACAAAGAAATACGTAAGATGTATATCTTTACGAAGAATAGTCGTAGCGCCGCCATCCAGCCGTTCAAGCGTGAAAAGGTATTCATCGAGATGTTAGAGAGTATTCATCCAAATGATGCTGAGCTGATGCTGAGTGTCAAGGAAAAGAAACTGCCGTACAAAGGCATTACATCAAAACTAGTACAGGAAGCATTTCCGGAAAGGTTTAAGTATGAGTAAATCTAAGAGAGAAAGTAATTACCGCAAAGAAGAGCGTAAATATCAGGATGGTTCACAGCGAGAATTTATCCATGAGTACCGCGAGCACAAAGAAGAAAAATATTTAAAAAATGTTCTCAGATCTAACGATCTGGAAGCTCTGTTGGAAGTTGAAGATTATAAATAAAACATGCCTACATACACTTATTTTAATTCTGAGTCCGGTGAACAAGAAGAACATTTCCATAAGATAGCTGAAATGGACGACTTCTCAGCTAGGCACCCCCATCTCACTCGAGTTATCACAGCTCCGAAGAACAATATTGTTACTGGCATCAATCAAAAACCTGATGCTGGCTTTCGTGATGTCCTCAAATCAATCAAAAAAGCCTCAGGGAGGGATAATACAGTCAACACCTTTTAACCCGTAAGTTTAATAACAAAAAAAGAGTAGGTTATATGGCACTTTCGAAGAGACAACGACGCGCGTTACGTAAGAATGGAATTTTGGATTCGCGTGAACATGTACCACAGAGAGGCATGAAGCTTCAGCCAATTTTTCCGAAAACTTTTGCTCAACAGTTGACTTTTGATGCATACGACTCAGGAGACCATTTACTACTTCATGGAATGGCAGGTACAGGTAAAACATTTATTTCATTTTACTTGGCACTGACAGATTTATTCAATAATCCCGACTGCGAGTACTACGACATCACAGTCGTACGTTCCGCGGTACCAACCAGAGATATCGGCTTCCTTCCGGGTAATGAAGACGAAAAGCTATCAGTATATGAAGAACCTTATCGAGCAATCTGTAACGAGTTGTTTCGACGCGGCGACGCATACGATATCCTGAAAGAAAAAGAACTAGTAAAGTTTATGTGTACATCTTTCGTTAGAGGCTGTACAATGGATAATACTATTGTCATTATAGACGAAGTTAACAACATGAATTTTCACGAATTAGATTCGATCATCACACGAATCGGTGAAAATTGCAGGGTGATCTTTTGCGGTGATTTCCGACAAAGTGATTTAACTAAACAACAGGAGAGACAAGGTCTTCTAGATTTTATGAAGATTATTGACAGACTACATGGATTCGAACACATTGAATTCCATGCTAACGATATCGTTAGATCATGTCTGGTGAAGGAGTATATCATTGCAAGAGAAGAACTCGGACTTTGCGCTTAAACTTTTTGAGCCCAAACCCCTAAAACGAATCAACGAGGATGGCCAGAGGCTGTACGTTACTGAAAATGGAGAAAAATATCCATCAGTAACGTCGGCCCTTGGTGCATTATCGAGGAAGAAGATATGGGAATGGAGACAGCGTGTTGGCGCCGAAACTGCCAACAAGATCTCAACACAGGCATCCCGCGCCGGTACTGCAGTGCACCAGATTGCGGAAGACTATATTCTCGGACAGATGAAAGAAGACGTGAATCCGATCGCGTTAAACACCTTTCGAACCATCCAGCCGTATCTCGATCAGAAAGTGGACGAGATCTACGGCGTGGAACTGCAAATGTATTCGACCGAATTAAAAACGGCCGGAACAACTGATCTTATCTGCCGCTATGACGGCAAAAACACAATCTTAGACTTCAAAACATCTAAACGTTGGAAATCAAAAGACGAGATTCACTCGTACTTTATGCAAGGCGCTGCGTATGCTACGATGGTCAAAGAACACTATGATATGGATATCGAACGTATCGTGATTCTGATGGCCGTAAATGCTGGTGAAGGTGCACTCGTATTTGATGAAGCACTCGAAGATTGGCAACCAATGACACGTAAATTCTTTGATCTATATCATAAAGGAAAACTGAAGGATTTTTAATGGCTACTAAAGAAGTATTTTCGGTTACACCTGATTTCTTATCAGTTAAAGAGTGTGATCAACTAGTAAAGTTTTGTGAAAAGTTTAAGGATCGTTGGGGAAATGGCGAAGTATCCGAAGATGGAATTGCGGGTCAAGCTGCAAGAGATCCTATCCGTAACTGCAAAACGTGGTTTATTCAAGGCGACTTCGATGAGAAAGATCAGAGAGAAGCCGAAAGATTTTACAGGATGATTGATGAAAGATTCAATCGTGTAAAATTAGAAATGGGTCTTGATAACTGGGTTATTACTGAGAGAGAAGCATTTCAGTATACACACTACGAAAAAAATGACGGATACGGTTGGCATAAAGATACACATGATGACCCATACGACTCTGCAATGGGTACTGATCCAGCGCATGACGGTCTAAATAGAAAATTAAGTATGACTATTTTTCTAAACGATTTTGTTGAGTGGGAAGAAGGTCGCTTTGAAATAGAAAATGCATGGACTCATGGACCTAATGATCCTCATTATAGAATTCATCAGTTCCAACCAGATTATAGTGATCAAATCAGAAAGGGTACAGCAATTGTTTTCCCTTCATATGTCCAACATAGAGTATCGCCAGTACAATCTGGTGTACGTAAATCACTCGTCGCTTGGTATCTTGGTCCGCCTTGGGTTTAATTGTTTAGCGGATTATCGAGTATAATCTGAATCTTCTCTTCGAGATCTTTTCTGGTCTGACGTAAATCAGCATCGAGCGTTCTCATACGCTCGTTTACTTTCGACTCAATACCATATACATCATCACGCAGTTCGCGCTGTGTAGTATTTGTCTGATCGTCTACACGTCTAGCAAGGGTCTCGACTTTATCCATATCTTCGGTTAGTCTATCTTCTGCTAACTCAAGCTTCTTCTCAAGCTGATCTATCGTAGCGAGGAGTGATGCCATTGATTCTGACTGTACTGCCAATTCTTGTTCTATATGTGACATGTCAGGCGCCACGTACTCCTCAATCTGCGCCTTCATATTACGATAGTCATTATAAAATTCGAACGCACCCCATGCACCACCACCGAGAGTCGATAGTGCTGTAAGGACCATAAACATCTTACCGCCCTTAAATGTCATGCCAGCAAATTCAAATTCTGCCATTTTTTTCTGCCTTTTCCGCTATGTATCGTTCGGTTGTTCTAATAATAATATAACCTTTGTCATCATAGACTGTATAAATTAATTGGCCTCCGCGAGTAACTTCTATGCTCATTATAAAATACTCAGAAAGCCGGCAATGATCATACCAATAAACACAAAGAAGCCGCCGACAGCTGCTACGTCAATATAAAATGCTTTTTTACGGGCAGCTGCTTGTGCTGCTTCGATTCTACGTTGACGAATCATGCGTCTTTCTTTCATCATATCTTCGTAGAACTGTTGTTGACCAGTATAAAGCAAAAATTCATATAGTTCTTTTTCGAGTTGCTTTATCTTGTGTCGTGCTGCGGTGACTTGTAGTGCTTGTGCTTCTACACTACTTCCACCAAATAATGATCCCACCATCGATGGGTTTTTTGCGTGTTGATCTGCCTCTGCTAGTTGTTCTTTCGCATCAAAGAATTTGGCAAATACATCGTACATATCCTGGACCTCTTGGCCCTTCTCAATCGCTCCTTTAATCATATTAAATGCAGAACCAGCCATCGACAACGCCGCGGCTATTTCTATCATTATGATTACTCTCCGTTAGCTAATACACTCGGTGCCGTCGGAGCCTCAAACTGTAGGTTCCGAAGGTTTTGTATCTCCTGTTGTAACTTCAGCACCTCGAGCCTTTTCTTTTCCAACTCGAGTTTGTATAATACATTGCAATTGAGTCTTTCTTTCGGCGCTCCAATTGGTATGGTGATTCTACCATATACGCCGATGTCTCTCATAAAATCGTCTTGTCGGAAATTATAAGTTGGATCCATACCACCATAAAATGGATCATTCTGATTTAAAATTCCTACAACACCGAACTCTACGTTCGTTGATGAACCGATAGCAGCCGAACATTCCAAATCACCAGCCCGTATTCTATCTGACTGGAAACTCTGCGGAGATTGTGGAATTGCTAAGTTGATACCACTTGATTGTGCATATGTAAACATCGGTAACATCAACAGCATTATAATTATTTTTTTCATTTTACTTTTGAACATACCCTAGAAGAAACTAAACTCGCAGATAGTCTTTGTTTCTCATGTAATGAGAGAGAACAAATGTAACGCACACGCGGTACATCTGCCTTTCTTATGTATATATTTATTTTTTTGCGCTCGAGATACTGTACATTTACTGTACGGCCATCAGTCATGGCCCACGGTATATGTTCCCAATTATCGGTGTATACTTCGAAAGTGTAGTATGATACGTCTGCGCGAGAGTTCCAAAGAAGCATCTCAGCAACATAAACATCTTTGACGTATGACATTTTGAGTTCGGGATAGGTGGGAGTCCATGCGTGGGCCCATGCGGACCCACTCATGACTGTAAACAAGAGAGCCATAATATAGCGCATGGTTAGATCGCTATGCAGTTAGCCTGAACGATTGCAGTGTACGTACCGCCAGGAAGTGCTTTGCTAATACCATAGTCAGCTTCTGAACTGACTTTGAACCATGTGCTACCGGTATACTCGAGATCGATCTCAGTAGTAGAATCATACTCAATCTTACTCGTATCGTATGCAGACATCTGAGCATCAGATACGGCCTCTACCGCAGTAGAACCTGTCCATGCAATTGTATCTGAAAGTGCAGGACTTTGTGAGAAAGATGAAGGATGAGTGATGACCGCTTTATACGCGTTAGCGATAACAACATCATAACGTACAACAGGCTCTACACCACCATCAACTGAGTCAGTACTAAGTACGCTTGCTGAAGGGTTACCGTATACACCTTGCTTATCAAGAGTGACAACACACTTAGACTCAACATTTCCTACGATAGGAGCATCGAGTGCTTGTGCGCTGATAGCTGTCATGGCGATTGCTGCTGCCAAAATTTTCTTGAACATTACTGTTCTCCTTTGTATTGTGATTTGACTAACTTATCATGTAGTACATCTTGTGCAATAAGTAGGCTTCGACCCCGGTTATTTCTAGGCATCGAAGCATCTTTGAGTTGAATTGTTTCACGATATACTGTATCAGGCAATTGCTCATAATATAGATTAGAGAATTGGCTCATAGCCATTACTTGATTATGCTTCGCTGTATCTTGAGCATTTTGTAATGATCTACTAGCTATACCTAATACTGTCTCGAGATCAACCTCTTCTTCATCGTCTTCTTTTTCCTCCATGTCTTTGCGCTCACGTTCCTCTTCATCTTCGTCGCGCATAGTCATCTCTCTATCAATCTCGTCTTGTACGAATGTATTATCAAGTGGATCTACAACTTCAACCGATGGAATATCAGGCATTTGTACCTTATATCCTGGACATGATGGATCCGATTGCGGATCAAAACATGTGTCATACTGATATGTGTAAATAACTGACGGATCAGTTACTTTACCATCACCTTCCCATACTATTTCTCCGTCTCCCCAATAATCGATAGGTATTCCACCAACACCTATCACTTTGAAGATAGAATTTCCTGGCAGACCTGTCCAATCATCTGTCTCTCGAAAGATGTATCCACCATCGACTGCATTCTCGTTTTGCACAGTAACAAGCAATGGATCCTCAGGATTTTTGATTGTCGTATACCTATACAAAACTGTGTTGACTTGCAAACCAGCCTGCTGAGGCAAGAGATTACTCATGACCCAATTGTATCCATTCTGTGCAGCGTTGGTCGTTTGACCAAATACCTGTTCAGAGTAGGAGTAAGAGGGCGAGTATGCCAGCAAGACCGCCACCAGCCATGGCAGTTTTCTTTGTTTGCTCATCTATTCCATCCTTTGGTTTCTCTATTGTTTCATTATCAGCACCTGCAGCAAGCCACGCGGCTTTTGCTTCAGCACCGATCAAACCATCATATGGACATGGTGTACCAGCATTCATCATTGCATTGAATACTCTTTCGTCTGTACACATGAGTGACACTGCTGCCACTTTCATACCCATATCATATAGAGTTTTGGCATTCTTCAGTCGTTCACAGTTCTCATCAGTAAATTGTGTACCTGTAGAAATACCGAGAATTTGTGTTTGTACTGCTCCAGCTACACCAAAAGTACAAAGATCAGAGTTCGATGTATTGATAGTTGGTGTAATCGCCGATGCAGGAGGCGACTTCAGTGTTGTGGTAGTATTACCGTTGGTCGTAATTGTGCTTGTAGTTGTCGACTCAGTTCTGATTAAATTAGGATCTACAGCTTCTTCTTGAGCGATTACAATTGCAGGTAGCCACAGAAAACCGAAAATGATGATAATGCAAAACAGAGTGACTCTAAGCAAGCTTGAGTCTAATTTATCAAACATATTATTTTTACCTATAAAATTTTAAAATTGATTTTTAAATACATCAATATAGGCATACTGTTAGAGTGGCTCATCCACATAAGTATTTATACAAACCTGATCCCAGGCCTGTCAATAAATGGACAGGCCCCTGCACCTCACGGCTTATACGCAAAAGTTATAAGCTTAGAAGTAAAAAGTCTAAGCCAGGCATGTAACGGGGCCTCCCCATGAGGTAGAATACCAGCCCCCTTGAGGAGAATATCTATGTATACTTATGAACTCGACTGCGCTTCTGACTGCACCCTCGGCTACCTCTCTGATCTTTGCACCAAATACAATGCACACTATCGCTCTCGCATCCACTATGGACCTGCCGGGGGCAATCCGTATATCCAATTCATTTTTAATAACCAAAACGACTTAGATCATTTTGTTATTGATTATGTAAATAATTAACAAAAATAATCTAAAAAAATCTCTAATGAAATCAATAACTTGCAAGCGCCCAAAAAGTCTAATCAAATCATAGACTTAGAGGTGTACAACCCCATCTCAGCAGGGTATAATGGCTCTTGTCAAATGGAGATATACTTATGAAAGCGATCATTCAGACTCAACACATGGAAAACTACGGTGCCCACGATTGGGACGGCGAGGGTTCTTGTCCGCAGTACTGGAAGCCCAAAGGTGGTAGCACCTACATCTTCAACTGCACCATCGAGGAGAACATGGACCCTCAGTGGTGGGCCCGTGTCGAGGCTGCTTGCACCAGCAAGAGCGAGTACTTTGAGGAGTACTCAGTTGGTGAGACTGTGGTCGATGATATCGACTTTCGTGTCTCTGACCACACCCCTGACTGGGACGCACCTTATTATGGTACGATCAAGGAAGATCGTATCTCTTTCAACCGCACGACCGAAAACCGGCCGATGTCTGGTTGGCGCAAAGAAATCGCTAAGGAGTTCACCGCGTACGACGTGTTGGACAATGGCGAGGAAGTACATCACGGTGTTGCCTTCGAAATGGTAAACGGTGATGTTATACCTTTCGCTGAGCTTCGCGCTTGGCTGGACAAGTACGCACCTGCGGAGGCAGCGTAATGAAAGACACACTTACTGGAATTTTTGTAATGGCACTGTTGGGTGCCATCCTTGGAATCATGTTAGGAGTATCCATATAATGGGTAGAAAAAGAAAGAACGATCCGTTTGCAGTCGAAGAAGTCGAGGTATTTGATCCTGACTTCAAGCAACCCCAAATGATCATTCAGCTTCGTAAGATCGTCGACTCTATCGGCAATCCGAAGCCGCTTCATTGGGTTCGTACTGACGGTGATCGTAACATTTGGGTTGCTCACAAGCACGCCAAAACCATCGTTGAGATGTACGATCGACTGACTAGCGAAGAAGCTACTTCGTCTGTCGTCCAGAATCGTCAAGATCCAGCTATCAATGCACAACGTACACGCCTCAAGCGTGAGTTTATGCAGCGCCTGCAGACCACTGTCGGTCTCCAGTCAATTCTCGAGTCGTTGCGAGCATGACTAAGCAGGAAACAGCTGCTCGCGAGTTCGGTAACCTCATGGACCATTACTTCGCGTATGATGATTTTCACCTCGGAGTATTTCCTCTGATGAAGAGAACACGTGGCCGTGAGGATGCTGTAGAAAATACAGCTTGGCATGAGTTTGAAGCTAGACTGCTTGATCTGATATTGAAGCAAATACCACCGGAGTATCCAAACGAGCTATGAGAATCTTCAAGGAATTAACAGAGTGGCCTGACGTTGAGTACAATGTACCCAACCACACTTATGCTGTCAATGATGCAGGGAAGTGTGTAGGCTACGTCAAGACTGGTACCTCAGAATGGATATTCTTTGCTAAGCCCCGTATGTTTGACAGGGCCCGCCGCAAGTTTATCCAGCTCAAGTCAGGAAATTTAGTAAATCTTTTTGAAAAAAACTATGTACAATACTAATTTTTTTTGGTAGAATGGTACATGTAAATTGAATTGGCCGAGAATGTAGAGGTGGGGTTGCAACCCGAAACGGCCCAAATAGCTGAATATGACAGCCTCTACATTCACCTTAATTAGCCTGTAGGAGGGCAATATGAAAAATGAAAATGTAGTTGAATTTCCAAGCCAAAACAATGATGATCAGCGCGCCAAAATCGAACGGCAAGCTGACGAGATTGCGGCTCAAACGGATGCTATCGCTAACCTAATCTTTGGTGAGGAAGCTTAATAATGGCACATATGGTTGAAACAATGGCGTACGCTGGTGAAGTTCCTTGGCACGGTTTAGGTGTCAAGGTTGCTGACGATCTGACGCCTCAAGAGATGATGAAGGTTGCTGGTCTTGATTGGTCAGTAGAGCGTCATCCTATCACTACGCTGGTTGATGGTGAAGAGATCACTATCGAAGGCAAAAAAGCTTTGGTTCGTTCATCTGACAACAAAGTACTCGACGTTGTAGGAGATCAGTGGATCCCAGTCCAAAATGCTGATGCGTTCGAGTTCTTTGACGAGTATGTTAAGGCTGGCGGCATGACGATGCACACTGCTGGATCGTTGAAAGATGGCCAGATTGTATGGGGACTCGCTAAGATCGACGAATCTTTTTCTCTCTTTGGCGGTAAGGATCAGGTAGACTCCTACCTCTTGCTGTCAAATCCACATAATTACGGTCGCGGTGTCGATGTTCGATTCACACCCATTCGGGTAGTTTGCAATAACACCCTGTCAATGTCTCTCGAAGGCAAAGCATCGCTTGGTATCTCGCTTAATCACAAGTCAGAGTTCAATGCTGAGCGTGTCCGCCTAGCCCTCGATGAGGCATCTAAGAAGATGGAAACCTACCACGAAATGGCTGATTTTCTGTCGAAGAAGTACTACAAGCAAGCTGACTTGTTCGAGTACTTCAACCAAGTCTTCCCTGTTACCACCAATCGTGCTGGTACAATGGACTTTGACGAGCTTATGAAGTCATTCCAGGAAGGTAAGAAAGCTGGTTCGCGTAACGCTAGAACTGCAATGGAAATCATTCACACTCAGCCTGGTGCATCACTTGCCGAAGGTACATGGTGGAATGCTTACAACGCGGTGACTTATATGACTAATCACACTCTCGGCAACAGTCAAGATACTCGACTGCAGTCAGCTTGGTTCGGTCATAACAAGAACACGAACATCAACGCTTTAGGTATGGCAATTGAATACGCTCAAGCAGCGTAAGGTTTGGAGGCTCGCGGCCACGGCGAGACGTGGCCGGCCTCCTTTTTTAGTAACATAAATATTATTCCATACAGAGGAGGATTTGTTATGGAATGGATTATTGCAGTAGCTGTGGCACTTGGATTGGCCGCATTTTTCTTTTGGCCGCGAGTGAGCGAAAAAATCGATGAAGTTCAGGAAGACATCACCGAAGCTCGCGAAAAGGTTGAAGAGAAGTTTGAAGAAGTCATTGAAGATGTTGAAGATGCAGTTAAAGAAGCATTGAATAATCTTCCGACAAAAGCGCAACTAATGAAACTCACTAAGGCAAAGATCGATGAACTGGCTTCAGAAGTCGGTATCACACTTGATCGACGTCAAACAAAAGAGAAGATGGTTGCTGACCTTCAGAAGCAAGCTAAAAAAGCGAAACAGTAATATGACAGAAATAATCGACGATGCTCCGAAGGAGTTCGGAGCTCAGTCTTTTTTGTTCGAGATAGAAAAGCTACGAGAGAAAGATTCAATCGATTATATGGATGCCATCTTACATTATTGCGAAAGAAACGATATTGAGATCGAGGCAGTGGCGCAGTACATTCGAAAGAATCTAGTGCTCAAAGCAAAGATCCAAGAAGAAGCCGAAGATTTAAACTTTTTACAGAAGACAGCAAGACTACCTATATAATGGAACCATTTGAGGCATTTCAGAAATATCTTGCGCTCAAGCTTCACTTCGATTCTGAATCCTATGACTACTTCAAGTACCGTGGGAAGACGAATGCAAAGAAAGATAAGTTTGATTTAAGGCAAGATCGTTTCTTCTTCCATCGTCTATCAAAGAAAGATGATCTCGAGTTGTACCTAGCCAGCAATCTGTTTGAAAATCCAGATGCATGGGTAGGACAACTCCTTGATCAAGAATGCGTTGATAGATTTAAAGAAACAAAGAAACGTCATCAGTCCCTGAAATATCTTTTTCAGCAAGACATGTCACAGTTCGAGAGCTTAGATGACGCGCTCGTGGTTAAGAACGGTGATTACCCTAAGATACTCAACATGTACAACAGAAAGGAGATCATGCCTGAAACCATGATAATCCTGAATGCTACGTGTAGGGTATTCTGGTATTGGAAAGAAAACATTTCTGATACTATTATATGGCCGAAGACAATGAACAAGCTGTTGAAGTTTCAGCCGTTCGTGAAGTTTGATTTAGAAGATTATGTTGAACTCGTCGGCAATTTATATAAATAAGGGGGAGGGGGGTTTACAAGCACTCTCTTTTGTAGTAAGATATACTTGTTATATTATGAATACTGTGAATAAACTGTTTATACATTCGCATACAAGGAAATACATATGGATTTTGCAAGTCTAAAATCAAACCGTAAGTCGTCATTCGACAAACTTACAGCAGCCGCTGAGAAAGTAGCCGGCAATCAATCACAAAGCAACGGCCCAGACGAACGCTTTTGGAAACCCACAGTCGACACAGCAGGTAATGGTTCTGCCATTATCCGATTCTTGCCTGCACCCTCAGGTGAAGATGTGCCTTTCGTCAGATATTGGGACCATGGCTTCCAAGGCCCTGGTGGTTGGTACATTGAGAAGTCACTGACTTCTATCGGCCTCGACGATCCTGTCGGTGAATACAACTCTAAGTTGTGGAACTCTGGTCTTGAGTCTGACAAAGAGATCGCACGTAAGCAGAAGCGTCGTCTTCACTATGTGTCTAATATCTTGGTCGTCTCTGATCCTGCCAATCCTCAGAACGAAGGCAAAGTCTTCCTCTATGAGTATGGCAAGAAGATCTTTGACAAGATCAATGACCTCATGCATCCCGCCTTCGAAGACGAGGCAGCAGTCAACCCATTTGATCTGTGGGAAGGTGCCAACTTCCGCCTGCGCATTCGCAAGGTAGAAGGTTATCGTAATTACGACAAGTCAGCATTCGACTCTCCGTCTGCTCTGTCTAACGATGACAGCGAGCTTGAAACCATTTGGAAACAGGAACATGGTCTTGCCGAGTTCCTCGATCAGAAGAACTTCAAGTCGTACGAAGAGCTTCAGCAGAAGTTGATGCGTGTACTTGGTGGGTTGCAGCCTGATAGTGTAGCAGAAGATGTACCTAATGCATCACCTGCTGCGCCTGAAGTGGCTCCAGCGTGGACACCTCCAGCAGCTACAGCAGAACCTGAACCAGCAAAGGAAACAGTCTTCGACGACGATGATGAGTCACTGGATTTCTTTAGGAAGCTTGCTAACGAATAAAGCTTGGGAAGCTTAGGGTCGTAGATCTTCAAAAGCGCGAGTCATGCAGTAGCGCGCGGGTCTACGGCCCTTTTTTTATGTCTGCATTTTGATCCTGACAAATGGATCGATTGACATATAGTTAGGTCGAGCACCATCTAAACCTGATTTAGCTTGTGTACCCGCTGGAATAGGTGTTTCTTTCATTGCTTGACCTTGCCTTATGATAGGCATAAGAGTAGCTTTGATAGCTTGATCTACAGTTTCATCAACTACTGAATCGATATTTTCTTGTAAACCTGCTAATTTTTCATTAATTGGTTTTTCTACATTTTCGGCAACTATATTAGCTACATCTTGTTGTATAGCGCCGGGTACTTGTTCTAAAATTTCACTGATAGGTACTACTTCACCCACATCAGGTAATTGTAAAGTTTCTTGTGCGGCTTCTTTCAAATCACGAATACTTATACCGCCAGGTATTGCATCTTCCATTCTTATGGAATTTTCTTTCATGCGTTTAAGTGCTTCTGAGCCAGAAATTTTACCTTCTCGTAAGTCTTTGTATATTTGAGCACTTTCGCGAGTATAAAACTTAGTGTCTTCGTAGCTGGTTGATTCTGCGTCTTCTCCTGTAATACCATCAGTTGAAGTTGGTGTTTCAGCAATTTCAGCAGTAATACCATCTGTAGCTGGTTGTTCCATGACATCTTCACCAGTAATACCATCTGTATTTGTTGGAACCTCTACTATCGGATCTTCTTCTACCGGCTCTTCAGCTAGTTTTTTAGCTACAGTGTTTTCAGTAATAGTATCCATAATATTATTTAATCCTTCCATACCTACTGCACTAAATACTGCTTCACTTAATGGTGTTCCATGTGTTTCTTGGTATCTTTCTCCTAGATCCAGCCACTCGTCGTATATCATATCTTTGAAAGCAGCTTTAATATCTGATTCTGATTCTGCAACGTCAAACATTCCTTCGCCCAATATATCAGCGAACTTATCTACATCAGCCATACCGCTATATTTTTCTTCCATTTCTTCATCAGATGTGGCTTCTACATCTTCTAAATCAACATCGCCACCACCAAACATCATCTCGCCCAATTTTTCATCAATTTCGGTATTGTCTGCAATTAGCTTTCCTGCCATATATCCGACACCAGCTGCGGCAGTAACACCTGCAGCAACTGCTAAAACTGGTGCGGCAGCAACTAATAATGCTGGAGCAGCAACACCCATTGCAGTCGCGGCCGCTACACCGCCTGATGCTGCTAATCCTGCAACACCAGTAATAGTAGAAGCTGTCAATAGAGCGCCTGACACACCTTCTTCAGACGCAGCAATAGCTTGATCTAATAGACCCACTTCTTCTTCAGCTACAGGTTCTTCTTCAGATCCGTCGTCTACACCATCGTCATCAGGAGGATCGAGACCCAACTCTCGCATTTGATCATCGGTAAGATATTCACCTTCTTGTGCATCTTCTAAAGATGAAGCATATTGCTTATCGTCTGTTGGATCTGCTGCGCCTTCTTCTTCTTGTATTTCTGGTTCTTCTTCATCATCTGTAAGCCACGCACCTACATCATCTGCAAATAATGCTATAGCGCCCATCGTAGCGACGTTCATTGCTCTCGTAAGGAAACCTGCTGTTTTAGCAGTGACATAACCAGCGGCTAAACCAGCTCCTAACATCACAGCACCAGTAATAGGACCTCTTTTCTTTTCTTGGTCATTTTCGTCGCGACGTCTTTCATTAGCTCTGTTAGTAGCTAAATTTAAACCAATAGCATCTTTCAGAGCCTTTTTAATTAGATTTAAATTAGCATTTGTAATTACTAATTGTTTATTGAGTTCGTCAGTTTGACCTCTCAAAGCATCAGTAATTTTAAACAGTTGACCAATTTCAGCTATTCGTGATGGTATAATAGTACCCGATTGAATAAATGGGTATCCGCCTTCTTCATCAAGCTCAATGTCTTCAACTGCTGTAACTTTAATTAGAGACGATGCTCTCTCTTCTTCAGGCAATTCAATTCTTGGTATTGAAACTGCAAGAGCCTGTGGCATCCATGATAGATCAATAGTTTTATCTAATATTTCGGCAGGTGTTTTCTGAGGTGGTTCGGCAGTTCCAGGCGCACCGACTGGTGTGTTTGGTGGGTCTTCACTACCACCTAACATAGAACCAATTAAGCCGCCGACACCACCTGTTCCAAGCATTCCTTTTAGTTTGCCTTTAAAACCTGTGGTACCGCTTTTGACTTTTGCGTTTTTCTTTATTCGTTTTGCTTCACGCTGTTGT